GATGTTAATGACGCATTCTTGAAAGCGTTTGTCATACTGTATGACTCCGTAACGGGTTTCTTTTTCATAAATCGTGACCAAAAAGTCGATCAAACACCGAATGGAAGCGGGATCATTGTCGGTAAACGTACTAGCTCGAAAAATACAAATGGCTAGTCCATTCCTACAATTCCCGAAAATAGAGAACTTAGCCATAACGGGCGGGTACTCACAGAACACTGCGCTCTCACAGCAAAGCGCAGTGTTTTTATTATCAGCATGTAACTACTTGCGTGATAAATGGATATGGCAAAGTCCAAGTATCCCAATTGATGAGAATGAATACAACAGCATTCTTGATATGATAGCACTTGCTGAATTTGAACTTATGAGGAATGTCATGATAGGTCAAATAATACAAACGGTTTGTGAAATGGAATTAACTGACGGATTTGCTCTTATGGACGGTCAGCTATTGCTTGCAACTGAATATCCTGAGTTGGCAGATTGTGTGCCGGTATCATGGATTGTTGGGCTTGACATTGTGTTACCTGATATGCAATCTACGGGCACTTTTGGAACAACGAATTCAGGGCAGGTGGGGACACTGGTTGGTAGTAATGCCGTAACCTTGGTTACGGCTCAAATGCCATCGCACACGCACATTCAAGTGCCTCACTCGCACACGACAGTTATACCGCTTGTAACACCTGTCGGTGCAGTACCAGTCCCCCCAACCCCAAATGTGGTAATAGGAACGCCATCATCCACTCTTCCGGCGACGGCTACAAATAATCCGACAGGTGGTGGAGAATCGCACGACAACATACAAGAGTCATTGCAGATATATAATTACATCGTAATTAGGTAGGGTATTAAAAATGTCAAGTGGAACAGAGTATTACAGCCTAGTATCTAAGCGTTGGCGTGCGATTTTGTACGATTATGAACGCCTTGCGGTTAACTCAGATCAGCAACGGCTATACTGTTTGACTGACTTTCAAGTTGCTTGGATTAGGTCAAATTTGGATTATTACACATGGTTAACGAGGTGGGAAAATACGAATGCAACACAGAAAGAACTCGATATACAACGGTCAGCATTGGAGTTATCGCTAATGAGTTGTTTACAGTTACAGCCATCGCAAGTGGAATACATTTACAATCAGGCGATAGAGGCTGATTTACTCGGTATGAACACAGCCTTTGATTCTGGGGGTATACCTGAATTGAACCCAAATACACCAACTGATTTTTTCAGTGGTGACGATAGTCAAGATAGGCTTGATGCGCTGTGTTCTGCATGTGAGATTTACATAAGAACATATGCGTCAAATTGGATTACAAAAGCACAAATAGCACTGGGAATTGTTGTTGTTGTTGGAATACTAGCGTCCATATCAATTGTGGGTGGAGTTATTGCATCTGTCTTGGTTGGCGGTCTTGCGCTAATAACTCAAACGGGTTTGGATGCTATGAGAGATGAGGATGCTATAAGTGCTGTTATTTGCTGTATGAAGGATGCGCTAACTGGTACGGCTGTTACATCTCAAAACTTTGAAGATTCTCTTGATTCGTGCGGGTTTGGTGTTGGGACAAACGAAGCTATTGTAAGAGACATTATAGCAACAGATATGAATCAGTTTGACAACTACTTAAGTTTCTTAAACTCACTAGGCGACTCTTACGTGTTGTCACAAGCAGGTGTGTTTGTGTGTTCTTGTGGCGACCCTTATGAAGTTAATTGGTTGAATGGGTTTGGGAATCCATTGATTGACGGATGGGTAGCAGATACGGGAACGTACAACGGCGGAACTGAAGAGCTAGACTGGGGAATTGTAAGTGCTTCATCAGCAGGTATTGTGATACGGTATGTGTTTTCATCAGAAACAACGATAACTAAGATTGAATTCAAGACGCGGACATTTATGGAAGCTAGCTCGCGTCAGTCAGTCATACAAATATTTGACGAATTCGATGTTCTGCAGGAGTCAGTACTTGTGGTTATCGACTCGACCCCAAACAACCAGACTACAATTGTGACACTGGAAAGTATATCAGTAAATGTTAATACGGGTTGGTATTTGTTAGCAGTTACGGGTGCGACACGGACTGCCGGCGTACCGACTGGTACTGCATTTATGGAAGAACTGATGGTAAGGGGGGTTGGTGATAATCCCTTCTAATTACGTGGGTATGTCTGCCCTACCATGCAAACAGTATAGGCATAGTGTGTTAAACGGACACGTTCCTTGCAACGGCAGGGCAGGCGGGTGTACACTCTGGTTGTGTGGGAAGGGCGGTTGCTTTTGCACTTTCCATAGAAGAATCTTTTGCCCTTAATCTTTTAAAGGAGTTAAGTTGAATGGGATATATAGAGACAAGGCAACCTAAGCCAAATATGAATGGAGAATATTATATAGCACTTGCGCCCTGCACGAATGGAAAAATAACTATCTACGATTTATCAAGACACCTCGAACCATATAACGGATTTCACAGAGATCAAAAAATAAATTCAGCAACACACGAAATACACGGCAAAAAGTTGACGGTTTATATTGTTGACAACCACAAATTAATAAACAGAAAACAAGCTATAAAATTAGCAGAGAGGTTCATCAAAGGTGATTTCGATACTTATAGATTGGATTAGCGTTACGGACACGTCAGGAACGCTTTTAAGCATGAATAGTGATCGTATATTAAACAGTGGAGCATGGGTAGAGTGCAAAGGAAAAAATGGTTATACGTTAGGACAAAAACACTCAACAGGAACACGCGAATACATCAATCTTGACCGCCCTGACATGGGGGTACATATCGTTTACTCAGGAAAATCATTAGCAAGGATAAAAGAGACTATGAATATAACAGCAGAGCAGGTATTGATTCATCACATAAAAGAGGGTCACAGCGTAGCGAGGTTGGACTTAGCTATAGATTTCAAAGGATATGGAACGCCAGTAGGTGAGTACATACAGGCATTCCAGAATGGAGAAGTTAGAACAAAGTTGCGGAAAGCAACAATTGTAAAATCACTTGTGGGCGATGGGGAAACATTATACATCGGAAGTATGAAAAAACGCAAGAACCTTATACGAGTGTATGACAAGGGCGCGGAACTTGGCACGGGCGAAGACTGGGTAAGGGTCGAACTTCAAATTATGGGAAGAAAGGCAACTAGCATCGGTGCTGATATAGCTGAATCAGAGCGCATAAAAGAGACGATTTTAGGCGTTATAAAGAGCGTTGTTGACTTTTACACCTTGGACGTTTGGAATCAGCTTACAAGCGATATTGACAAGGTAGAAATGGTATCTATTCCGAAAGAGCACGGCGATACTGAGAAGTGGCTAATAAAACAAGTTGCCCCTGCGTTGGCAAAGGTTATAGTATTAAATTGGGAGTTTTGGATTCAGTTTAAAATGGTGCTAGAGGAACATATGCCAGAGGTCAGAAAGTCTGAAATAGATGGAGAAATTGAGTTTTAGGCTCGTTATGGGGGCGTGCTAGTAATACGCCCCCCTCGTTTTTCGTTTACGTAGTGAAAAGCGAGCCAAGACCGCCCTTGTAGTTGCTTTTTTTAGTAGATTCGATGTATAGTTATTTAAAGTAAATTATGCACATAAACGCTAGCGTTTATGTCTCAGGAAGGTTGAACAAATGGCATTAGTATCTCAAGGATTTGTAATCAAGTTGACTATCAAAGACAACGGCAAAGGAACAAGTATCAAGACTTTCAACTGCGACCCAGTGACTGTGCCAACTATTGTCGAGGCATTGCTTGCACGGACGGCATTGGTTTCTGCGTACAACGACATCATACAAGGTGTTATTGTACGGACTTCTGTTCAAGAGGTCGAAATTGAGAATGCGATTGTATATCCATTGTCTAACGTCGAGATAGAAAACAAGGCAACTGTAACGGTACAAATCAAAGGTAGTCCGGATACAGGCACTCTTATCATTCCGACTGTATCGCCTGGTATCTTTCTTGGAACATCCGGAGCAAGTGCTGACCAAGTCGATGTTAATGACGCATTCTTGAAAGCGTTTGTCATACTGTATGACTCCGTAACGGGTTTCTTTTTCATAAATCGTGACCAAAAAGTCGATCAAACACCGAATGGAAGCGGGATCATTGTCGGTAAACGTACTAGCTCGAAAAAT